ATAATGATGACCTTATAATGGCGCTCGCCATTGCGTGTTGGGTTCGTGATACTGCCATTCAGACAAATGCGCGAGATTTAAACTATCAAAAAGCCTTTATAGACGCCATCATAACCACCAAGACAACCTTTAATACGAGAGTTAAAGGACAAGAGGGCTACAAAGATGATAGCGTTCTTGATAAAATGTCAGAAGCAAAAAGTCTATATGATGAATTTATGTGGATTATAAAGTGAGATAACATATGCCCCCCAAAAGAAGTACGAAAAACCCTGAAACAACATTATTTAAAGCTCTGACTAGATTGTTCTCGGGGCCGATTATTAATTATCGGTCACAGTCTGGTCGCAGAATTAGAAGACAACATCTGGATAAATTTTCATCTAGATTCAAAACGGCTTCAGGCCAACAGTTTAAAAAGACGCTTTACAATCCATTAGATGTATTAGCGAACAACGCCATTGGGAACCAAAGGCGCTCTGAACGATATATTGATTTTGATCAAATGGAGTATATGCCGGAGCTGGCATCTTCGTTAGATATTTATGCCGATGAAATGACAACTCATTCTGATTTACGGCCCATGCTTAGAATTAATTGTCCGAATGAAGAGATTAAGGCAGTTCTTGGCGTCTTGTATGAAAATATTTTAAATGTTCAGTACAACTTGTTTGGCTGGAGTCGCACAATGTGTAAATATGGCGACTTCTTTTTGTATCTCGATATTGATGATAAGTATGGTGTTAAGTCTGTCATTGCGCTTCCTCCTCATGAAGTCGAGAGGCTAGAAGGACAAGACAGCACCAACCCCAATTACATTCAATATCAGTGGAATTCAGCGGGTATGACGTTTGAAAATTGGCAAATCGCTCACTTTAGAATTCTTGGCCATGACAAATATGCTCCGTATGGTACTTCTATTCTTGAGGCTTCCCGCCGCATTTGGCGCCAGCTAACCCTCATGGAAGATGCTATGATGGCTTATCGCGTTATTCGTTCGTCAGAGCGTCGGTTGTTTAAGATTGACGTTGGTGCAATTCCTCCACAAGAAGTCGAACAGTATATGCAAAAGATTGTGACACAACTCAAGCGACATTCTATTGTTAACCCTGACACCGGCCGCATTGACCTTCGCTATAATCCAATGAGCATTGAAGAGGACTACTTTATTCCTGTTCGTGCTGGATCCGCAACGGATATTTCAAATCTTGCTGGTGGTTCAAATACCACTGAGATTGACGACATTAAATATCTTCGTGATAAATTGTTTTCCGCTCTTAAAATCCCACAGTCATATTTAACAATGGGCGAAGGAGCGGAAGAGGACAAGACAACTCTTGCACAAAAAGACGTTCGGTTTTCAAGAACCATTCAGAGATTACAAAGAGTTATTATTTCAGAGCTTACAAAGATTGGCATCATCCATCTTTATACGTTGGGCTTTAGGGGCGATGACTTGTTGGGATTTACTTTGGCCCTCAATAACCCTTCCAAGATCGCGGAGCTTCAAGAGATCGAGCATTGGAAACAAAAGTTTGACATCGCGGCTTCAGCCACGGAAGGCTACTTTTCTCGTCGTTGGGTTTCTGATAACATTTTTGGTATGTCGCACGAAGAGTTCTTGCGTTGCCAGCGTGAGATGTATTATGACCGCAAGCACGACGCATCGCTACAACAGGTCGCTGAAGCCGCCGCTGCCGCCGAAACTGGCATGGGCGGAATGGGCGGCGACATGGGCGCTGACATGGGCGACATGGGCGCCGACATGGGCATGCCCGAAGAAATGCCGGCAGCAGAGGCCGGCGGCGAAGAGCCAGGCGCCGCCGAAGAGTCTCCGCTTTTGGCAGCACCCCCTGGAAATCGGCCTTCTCCGCGTTTGACGCCGGGAGCTAAAGGTAAAGTTTATCATCCAGTTAAAGTGGACAAACGACCGGCCGGCGCCCGCACTCGTCATATGCGTTCACTGGCTACTCCAGAATACGCCGCGACCCCTAGGGTATTGTGGAAAGGCTATGCCGACGGACTAGGCCCACTCGGCCGAGGAATTACTGAAACATCAGATGGTGTTTATGAGGAAGATGCGTCTATTTATAGTTTGAGAGAACAAACTGAGGAAGACAAATTGTTTGAGATAAACGAATCAGTGCGCACTTTATTAAAGGGCTTAGAAAAAGTAGACGAGAAAACAACGGAGGAAGATGATGAAGTTCAGACACAACAAGAAGCGAAATAGCGCATTTATTTATGAAGCACTCATTAGAGAAGCAACCGTCGCTACGATGAAAAACGACACGCAGCGAAAGGAAGCTGCAGTGCGACTTCTTAAAAAACACTTCAAGTCTGGTACTCTGCTTAGAAAGGACTTGGAATGTTATCGTTCTTTGTATGAGAACCAAAATTTGGATCGCTTGACTTGTGAGAAAATTCTCAAAGAAGTAAAGATACAAAAAAGACTAATTGATCCCGAGGGGCTTTTTAAACAGCAGACTGCGCTTATTCATGATATCAATACAGAATTATCTCCGACCGCGTTTAACAATTATGTTCCAAATTATAAAACCTTAGCAACAATTGCTCAAATTTTTTCTGACAGAGTTTCTCCAAAAGATCAAGTTATTTTGGAAAACACGATTGCTAGTAACATGGGGATGCTAATAACTGAGCAAAAAGTTGAAGCCCCTATTGATGACATTGTATATAAGACATTTGTTAACAAGTTTAATTCGAAATACAAGGATGAGCTTTTAGACGAGCAAAAAGAGTTGCTTAGCTATTACATCTCTTCTTTTATGGACAATGCCCTTCAGTTAAAAATGTTTCTCAATGAAGAGTTGGCGCGCCTAAAAACAAAGCTTGAAGAAGCAAAAGATGCTGATGAGATCAAAAGCGACCGAGCAATGCTCAACAAAACAAATCAAGTTATCGAGAAGTTGAATTCTTATTCTAAAGAAACAAATAGCGAAGAAGTTCTCATGACTGTTATGAGAACACAGGCACTTGTAAAGGAAATCTATAACGATGGCAGTAACGGTTAAAATCGGTGACGCGGCAAATGCGCCGTCTGTTACTTTAGAATTAGACATTCGTAAAAGTATGAATGGGGATCTCATGATCTTTGATCATGGAGATATTGATATTATTTTATCGGCATCCAAGAATAAAGTGTTTGCCTTCCCCAAAGAAACAATCACCGATCTCGTGTACGGCGCGCAAAATAGATTATTTGCTTTTTTGCGAAAGAAAGGGCTTGTGATTCCAGAGTCAGTTCAAGGGGGTTCATTTTACGGCTCTATGGAAGCAACGTTGGAGCAACCTTATTCTGATAAATTAAACACTTCAAAAATGACACTCATTAATGTTTCTAGATTTATCGATGAGGAGAGACCATATTTTGAGTCCACCGAGGCTATCGTTTCCATGACAGATGACGAACTCATACACCCCGATAAGGAAGACTCTACCGAACTTGGCGAAGTGCCTCAAGCAGTCGAGAAGGGGTCTATCAGAAAAGGCTGGGTAAGAGACCCTTATTCGCTTTATTATATGTACTCGATTTAGGAAAAAGAATGGAACTCATAACATTTGCTTTAGCAGCCTACGGACTCACCCAGATTCTTGTTTACGGTAAGATTTTTGATCGCTTTAGGCCGAAGGCGGGCGTCGTCAAAAGACTATCAAGTTGTCCCATGTGTATGGGTTTTCATGTTGGATGGTTTTTGATGTTGCTTTCTCCGTTTACAGAACTATTTAATTTTGACGTAACTATCGCTAATTTTTTTATTTTAGGTTGGTTGTCTTCGGGCACCTCATACATATTAAATATGATCTTTGGGGATAGTGGTTTACAAATAGGAGTTGAACATGGAACAGGACATTTGGACAACCAAGTGGATGCTGCAGCCAGTCCGTAATTGTAAGAAAGGTTGCATATGCATGCGGGTAGCGCCCGCAATACAAAGGGATAAACAATGGGAAAAGTACTTTTACGAGAATATTACGAACTATGCGAAGGCGGTGTATGCCAAGATCTTTTAACTGAAGATGAGAAAAGATACGTGGCTGATGGCGGTATGATTTTGTCCGGCATCATGCAGAAGGCAGATGCCATCAATGGCAATGGCCGCATCTATCCTCATAAGGTTCTCATGAAAGAGGTCGAGAACTATGGCAAACTTGTAAATGACCGTCGTGCTCTTGGTGAGTTAGACCACCCAGAAGATTCAGTGATCAATTTGAAGAATGCCTCTCACCTTGTTACTAAGATTTGGTGGCAAGATAAAGATGTGATGGGTAAAGTTAAAGTGCTCGACACCCCTTCCGGAAAGGTTCTCCAAGAGTTGGTGAAGTCAGGCGTTAGCCTTGGCATCTCCTCTCGCGGCATGGGTTCCGTCCGCGAAGATCAAAACCAGACAATTGTTGAAGATGACTTTCAGCTAATTTGTTTTGACTTTGTGTCAGAGCCATCCACCCCTGGCGCGTTCATGATGAAAGAAGCGCGAGATTACCAAAACAAAGTATTTACAAAAGCAGATAGAATCAATCGTTTATTAAACGAGGTTCTAAACGATGAGTAAAGGCTGGTCAAGCTACGAGACAGATAGACTCATAATGGAGTCTTGGCGCCGCCATCTAAATGAAGCGCCTCGTCCCCCGGTCACCCTCCCGTACGGCCGCCAGGAGTACGTGCCTGCGGCGCAGGGCACTAGACCCCCGCGGTCAGCACGCGCCACCGGCACGGGCGGCCAAGCGCCAGCTGCTGGCCCAGCCGCCCCAGCACCACAAAAAATGGAACTTCCGGGCCCGAAGTTAGCAGCCGTTGACTCTACGGAGTACCCAGATTCTCTTTTGAACATGTTGCAGCCACTGGTGCCACAGCAGCTGAACCCCAACCAGCTGCTAACTATTTTAAAATTTTTTAAAGTTAGAGCGAAGGCGGATAATATGGATCGACTAATGGAAGTCGATTTATCTGGCGCTTCTAGAGACCCGCGCCAGTTTTCGCAACAAACAGCTAATGAGTTTTCTAAACTAATAGCGCAGCTTAATATTGATGTTAAGCCGCTTCTGCCAGTTTTTGGAAACTGGCTTAGGTCCAATACTCTTACAATGCCGAAAGGACAACCGCCCGGCACCCAGCAACCAACACCACCCGAACCAGAACCCCCAGTGGGAGAGCCAGAACCAGAACCCCCAGTGGGAGAGCCAGAACCAGAACCCCCAGTGGGAGAGCCAGAACCAGAACCCCCAGTGGGAGAGCCAGAGCCTACGGATCCGCGTGATGATCGCGGCAAGGATCCTATGGATTGGATGCTGGCTATGCACAAGCAAAGTGATTACGCCGGCGCCTCTGTCGACCAAGTTAAGGGCTTGGCTACAGCAGTGGAAAAAGATTTAACCCTCAACGAACGACGCCAGCCAAAAGAATTAGAAAATACATTATCGTATCTTGCAGATTTTGATGTTCCGAGTCTGCGAGGGGCATTTGAAGCGATGAAAAAGCTTCTAACGGGTTTCCTGAAAACTACAAAATATCAATTAGGCCCCGATACCGCCGAAATGCTTGGCTTCGGTGGGAAGCCAAAAGCAAAAGAAGAGCCTGATGAGGAGACGCCCGGGCCAGAACCCGGACAACCTGGCGAGACCGGAGAACCAGAACCCGAGCCCGGCGAACCAGAACCCGAGCCCGAGACAGAAGTTGAGTACGATTATTATCTGCCTAATGATTGGGGGACCGCCGGCAATAGCAAGAGAGCACAAGAGCACTTATTCGCTCAATGGTCCCGCGCCGCGGCCAAAAAGTTTCCCCAGCTTAAAGACGCATCGATTAAAGATATGTCGGCTTTACGAAAGTTCAAAGAAGACCTTCAAGAGTTTGTTGATGTTATTGGTCCGCATAGAAACTTTGAGATGGGTACCGACGATCTTGCCGAGAGCAATAGGCTAGCCCGAAATCTTAAAAAATTCGCTGCTGGGATCCCTGGGTATGTCGAAAACCCAGACGCGCTCCACGGCGCCTTGAGAAAGATACGCCCGAATACAGGCTCTCATCGCATTGTGCAAGCCCTCGGTGGCCTTGACCCCGAGCAGGCGCGCTTCGTGGCGACCTACCTCATTCCCGATATTGGCCGACGCAAAGAAGAGGCTGAGCCAGATGGAGAGCGCTACACTAAAGCCGGCCAGAAGGCCCTCGGCAGGGGGACGGGCGACGAACCGGTGGTAGAAAGTTTGTTGAGAGAATCCGAAATTCAGAGATGGAAAGCACTAGCAGGAATCATTAAAGGATAAGGAATGAAGAAGTCAGATTTAAAACAACTAATTAAACCAATGGTTAAAGAGTGTATCCACGAAGTCCTTTTAGAAGAAGGGCTCTTGTCGAATGTGGTGGCAGAGGTGGCCAAAGGCTTACAAGGAAACCTTGTTGTCGAATCGCGCCAGCCACCCGCCCAGGCCCAGCCTCGTGAAGATACACAAATAAATCGTCAGGCACAAAAAAGCAGAGAAGGTTTGAAAGAGCATCGCAGAAAGCTCATGGATGCCATTGGTAAAGATTCTTATGGCGGCATTGATTTATTTGAAGGCACAGAGCCGATGCATAGTCAAGAACTACAACAAGGTCAAGAAGGTCACGCCGACTTGGGCAATCCCAGTGATGCTGGTGTAGATATTAGTTCCATTTTTGGGAATTCTTCCCGAATTTGGGAAGCAATGAAATAGGTGCAAAATGAGAAGAAACAAAAAAACAAAT